GAAAAATCAATCTGTCAGTACGGCACGTACTACATCCCCCCTTCCTTTTCAAGGACAAAAACGCAAATTCGTCAAACACTTTAAAGAAGCTCTAAAACACTTTCCCGCCAATGCCACCTACATCGACCTATTTGGCGGTTCAGGCTTGCTCTCCCACACCGTCAAAACCACTCACCCCAACGCCCGCGTAATATGGAACGATTACGACAACTTCGCTCACCGATTGGCACTCATACCCACCACCAACGAAATCATCGCCCAATTGCGCCCCATTGTTGCAAATTACCCCAAAGGAACACGTATCAACGAAGCGAAACCCGCTATTTTGGAAGTCCTTCGTCAATACCCACCCGAAGCCTTAGACTGTATTACCCTCTCTGCCAACCTTTTTTTCAGCGGCAAGTGCGCCACCACTTTTGAAGTACTAGCTAAAGACGGCTTCTATGCCAAAGTTACCCAAACACCCTACAATGCCGATGGTTACCTTGAAGGAGTAGAACGCCGTCAAACTGACTATCGCAACCTTATCACCGAGTTTGAACACACCCAAAACATCGTCTTTATCCTCGACCCACCCTATCTTTCTACTGACATCAGTTCCTACAGCGGTGCGCAAGATTGGAAGCTAAAAGACTACTTGCATATCGTGAAGTGCCTTAATGCAATACCTCGCTACATCTACTTCGGAAGCAATAAAGGACAGCTATTAGACCTCTTCGACTTCCTTGCCAACGAATACAACCTCCCCAGTCCGTTCAACCACACCACACGGGTAAGCGTCAGCACCAATGTCAATTATACCAGTACCTATGAAGATTTGATGATTTTTAAATACTAAAGAAACAATGAAACCTATATCAAAAATATGGCAACGTACGCCAATATCCTACTATGGAGGTAAGCAGACAATGCTGCCACATATCCTGCCCCTTATCCCCGAACACACCATCTACACCGAAGCCTTTTTCGGAGGAGGTGCAGTCTTTTGGGCAAAACACCCCGTCAAAACCGAAATTATCAACGATTTCAATGCTAATGTATATACCTTCTACAAAGTCCTGCAAACCCGCTTTGCCGAACTCCAAACCCTCGTACAGCAGTCAGTTGTGAGCCGAGAAGCCTACAAAGCCGCCTTGGTAATCTACCACGCCCCTTTTGCTTTTACCGAAGTGCAACAAGCATGGGCATTTTGGTACGCCACTAACTGCGGTTACTCTAACCAAGTAGGTAACTGCCGTATCACAACCAACAGCAAGAACGTGTCCGCCCTCAACAACAAAGTTACCAACTTTACCGACACCTACTCCGCTCGCCTGCAAGGCGTCCAAATCGATAACAACGATGCCACCGAAGTCCTCAGCCGTCACGACACCCCCGACACCTTCCACTATGTAGATCCACCCTATGTAGGAGCCAAGCAAGGCATTACGGAGGTTATGAGCAAGAGCATTTTAACGAGTTATTAGCTACCCTTGCCACCCTGAAAGGCAAGTTCCTACTTAGTTCCTACCACAATGAAGAGCTAACCAAATACGTACAGCAGCACGGATGGCATCAAAAAGAAGTGTCAATGCATTTAGGCAGCAGCAATAGCACAGGAAAGAAGCGTATAGAAGTCCTTACAGCCAACTACCCTATATAATATATGTATAGAAACAAAAAAACACGGATAAGCACCCTGCCTATCCGTGTTTTTTATTACCTTTGCCCCGTTCAACCTCCGCTCAAAAAATGTACATTTCGTTTT